AAGACAAATGCTATGAGAAAAATTAATTGCCAAAACATTTATAATAAGCGGCTAAATTAAATTAGTTGGAATACATCAAACCACCCATACCATTTTCGATACGGAGGATGTTGTAGTTGACGGCGTAGATATCATCACTCGAGTTGGCTGTATCGTTAACAAGTCTCGCGGAATCGAGTCTACTGAAGTTGAGCGAACCCGTTGGTTGAACCTTGGACGTATCGAGGCAGAATGGGTACAAGAAAAACTTATCGTTTTCGCCGTCTGCACCAGCATCTTTAGAAGATGCGGTGTGGTAATACGAAGTGACCGCGGTGTAGTTTGGATCAACGTATTTGAAATCGGCAACATCCGTACCATTGATTTGGAGTTTCATTTTATTCGCATCCGCTGCAATAGAGAGAGCACTCCCACCTGCAGCTACCAAACACTTAATTGGGTGGTTAAAGTTGAGTTCCTGGGTCTTGGAAGCGGAGGCAACAGCTTTTTGTGTTTGTGTAATAAGCATGTTTTGTGGTGTGGAAGACAAAGCGGTACGCTCGTCTGTGTCAAGGTGAATGAATTGACTGTAGACTTCATATGTAGCCGCATAGAGATCGGTACCCCACGTAATTCTCAATTCCACATCGTGGTATTGAAGAGCAATCAATGGAATTGCGGTTTGAGCGTTTTCACAAAACGAAAACCTGAGTGGGTAAAACTTACTTTTAACTGCCTCGGCAAACCCGGAAGTAGATTTAGTTAAGTTTTGTGCTAATACAGTTGGCGCAATGTATTGCGAGAATTCAGATGTTTGTTCATCAATGACTTGTCCACCAATGAGAAGTTCAACTTTAGAAATTGCTTTGACCCAATCGGCTGGTATAAGTTTATGAGCTATACCCCCTTTAGTTGGAGCGATATACACGTACCCGACCATGTCCCCTTTTCTTTCAAACCTGACGGTCGACATACCGTTCGCGGATGGGTTGCCCTGGATAACCTGTCTCTCAACAGTTTGGGCGAAATTTGTGTGACGTTTATAGTTGGACCTGAAAAAGGAAACTTCAGGTTGGCCGACGAGATGCGCATCTTGGGCACCTACGGCAACGAGTTGGGCAATACCTCCAGACATATTTTATATTATACTAAGGTTTTATTTTTTTAACCTAAGCAAATCCAATCGCATTCATATAAATATTTCCATATAAATTCGATAGTGTCATAAGTGCATGTTTGTCTTGGGTAATTGATACATCGGTCGTCATCGCATAAAAATTTACATTCGTCAACTCTTTCGAAATTTTTATATTACCTCCACTCGCGAGTATAGGTACGACAATTTGTGCACCCGTTATAAGATTTGAAAATACGAGACTTGAAACGTCAGCTGTTGAAACGACAAGTGGTGCTGTACCATATGACTTTTCTCTCGCATCAATTGTTATTGTCCCGGAAGAGATCGTTGCAGAAATATCCGTGTTTGTCAACTTTATGTTTTGGGAAGTTGTGTTCCCTGATATTGTAATATCACCTGTAGTAATTACATTTCCAGCATTTACGTTCCCTGATGTAACGAGACCACCTAATGTAAGAACATTTGCTGTTACATTTGCACCTGCATTAACACTCACGACATCATCTAATGCAAAAGGTGATGCAGAAACATTTAAACTTCCGATAGTAATAGAATCCGCTGAAACATTACCCGAAACCGTGAGTACATTAGACCCGTATGTGTTTACTGTAAGATTTGCGGATGCCGCTGATGGACCAATTGCTACATTTGCACCTTCCTCGATTATGTTATTGAGTGACGAACCACCTTGCCCTCCTGAATCGTATATTTCACCCGTCGTTACGTTGAACGATAAAACGTTATTCGAAGGTGATGCATGATCCGGGTCAAGTTTTATCGCGTTATCTACTTTCAAAGATGCTACTGCACCTGCAGACGATTTAAGTAAAACATCACCGGCGTAATCGATTTGTTTCGTAGCTGCAATGTCAATATCACCCGCAGATGTTAAACCTGTGGTTGTGTTATTAAACGCGACCGTTTGTGTTGTTGTTGCCCCTCCATCTGTAATAGCCTGTAAAGTCGAAGAAACATCGTCCCATGCTACCCCAGAATTATTACTTCTAAGGAATTTTTTAGTGGCATCCGTATTATAAGGTGGGAGTGTATCCAAAGCAGTTCCAGACGCTGGACCTAATAACAATTCGTTTTGTGCTACAGAATTTAAACCGATACCACCACTAGACATTTCTATAGGTGAAGTCGTGATAACGTTACCCGCCAAAACATTACCACCTTCAACACTCAAAGTCATTAATTTATCCGACGTCGCGTTCGTAGGAACAATATTAGGACTAAGTGGATCACTGAGTGTATACGCGATAACGTATTTTTTCTCATCACCCATGTATCCCGCAACTACATTTGCGGTTGGGCGTGTCATTATAACACCCAAATCTATAGTATCACTCGCGTTCGCGTTACCTAACTCAATAAGTGGGTCGGAAATAGTATGATTCTGTGTATGTTGAAACGTCGTGTTTCCCTGTACGAGTAAGTTACCTGAAATGGTAAGGCTAGACCCGATGGTCATTGTATCAACACCATCGAATTGGAGTTTTGTATCCGATACTAATTCTCCGGACCCATTCGTAAACGGGATTCTATTATTATTTAATCCAGTTGCTGTAATGGTACCGGTTAGAGTTGGACCACTGAGTGTAGCACCCGTTATTGTCGAGGTCCATTCGGGTATATTTGCAGACGAATCCATTTGTAAAACTTTATTTGCGGTCCCCTTAGCAAGACTCGCAATCTGATCAACCCCTGGTGCGTATAGTATATCACCGGCAGTGACTGAATTTAAACCTGTACCACCCTTGGTTACGGGTACGATAGGTAAAACAGATGCTATGAGTGTACCTGATGATATATTAGATGCGTTAATACCTTCAAGCTCAGAACCAAGTCCTTCGAAAGAGGAGGCTTTTATTTTACCGACGGTCGTTATTGTTGTACCTGTACCTGTTAAATTCATAGACCCATCTGAAACCGCGGTTGTATCACCGAGAACGGCATCGAGAGTTAAGGGAACTTCTGCCCATTGGGGTATATCATTACCATCAAGTCTAAGAAATTTACCGGCATCTTCATTAGAACCCGCGGGATCGAGTTTTCCGAGTGAATCTCCAGACGTTGTACCGTAAAGTATTGTACCGGGTACATAACTAGACTGACCCGTACCACCACTAGATATTTCTATAGGTGTACCTACCGAAATTTTACCATCGACAATTATATTACTGTAGGCTTTGAGTGATGTTGTTGGGTTTGTAAGGAGGAGTGTATTTGATGTAATATTACTTTTATCCGTAACAGTTTGTAAAGTTACATTTGAAAGAAGACCACCATCCCCTATATAGTTTTGTGCACTAACATTACCAACCGTTTCGAGTGCATATATAGAGCCTGTAGGTACATTCAAACGAAGTTGTCCTTCACTACCTAAACTTAATGCATGCGTGGGTGAAGTATTTGCTATACCTATATTATCTGCGTGAAGTGCACCCGTCTTAATAGTTCCCGAAACTTGAATTTGATTTGCCGCACTAGAGTTTATTAAAACGGAAGAACCTATACCAACACCCCCGGTTGTTATAAAAGCAGTCGTTGGGTTTGTGAATTGTAAAGTATTAGACGTAACGTTACCTCTCTGACTCACGAAATGTAAATTTGAGTTAAATAAATCAGAACTTTTTGTATTTGAGTTGACTATTTCTTTCGTCACGGTATTGTAACTCAAAACTGTTATTTCTGGTGAAGATGGATCGACTGTTCGCATCGGTGTTACATAAACACCCCCTGCAGTTGAAGCGTCTATGGCAACATTAGAGGCATTAAAAACAATCGTGTTTTCAGCCTGGTCATCCGTAGCATGTTTACCAAACCGGATTTTGGTAGACCGCTCGATGGTCGGTAAGTTTTTAACCATTTAATATAAGTATGTATTTTAATTTGCATAAATAAGACCAGCCATACCATTTTCAATACGAAGTATATTGTAGTTGACTGCGTATATAGGATCACTAATGATCATGGTTTGACTGACTATCTTTACAGAATCTAATCGACTAAAATTGAGCGTTCCTGTCGGCTGGAGTGAACTCGTCGATAAACAAAAACAGTATAAGAAAAAATCGGGGGACGTAACAAAGTTTGTATGATAATAGTTCATAACGTCTATAAAGTGTGGTTTCGCCCATTTAAAATTACCTATATCTAAACCGTTTATTTCAAGTTTTATTTTATTAGTTGTTGACGTTAATGCTCCTTCGGTCGTTGTATCCGAAGATGCAAGATACTTGACTGGGTGGTTAAAAGTCAATTCTTGCGAAAGTTCATTTGACGGAATACTTTTTTGAACTTGTGTAATAATTAAATCGTGATTACGCGAGACAAGATTACCACGTTCTTCATTATCGAGGTAATAATAGTTTGAATAACACTCAAAATTATAGTTATCTGCATTTGGTCCCCAATGTATACGTAATTCTACATTATGGTAATGTAAAGCCACCATGGGTAAAGCGCATTGTGCACCTTCACAGAAGAAGAATCTAAATGGGTAGAAATAAGAGCGGGCACTTATACCTGGGTGTGTACCATTCGCACTTTTTGAAACGTTTGTTGCAAACGTATCGATTGCTATTTTTTCAGTAAAAACTGCATCTTGTGTATCAATAACCTGTCCACCAATAAGAAGTTCCACTTTATCTATGAGTGTATCCCATCTTTGAATATCAAGCGCCTGTGTGTTATCGTCGATAGTAAGGTACGTATACCCTAACATATCACCTGTTCGATCAAAACGAATAGATGACATAGAATTCGCTTTCACACTTCCCTGAATAGTTTGTTTTTCAACGGATTGTGAAAAGTTAGAATGTCGTTTAAACGTTGACGTAAAAAAGGATATTTCTGGTTCGCCCATGATGTGTTCGTCTTGAGCACCAATTGCTATAAGTTGAACAATACCAGATGACATTTATAATAAGAAAAGGTTAAAAATACAAGTGCACGACGCCCTGAAATAATTAATAGGATACGTTTTTCTTCTTACACACAAATTTAAAAATAAACATGACATCTCCACATGCGGCTGCGGTACCATCCTGTTTATCTAAATCAAAAGTTAATCTGTCGAGTTTACGAATTGGGTTATAATATTGTTGAATAATTGGGTATTCGTTTCTGAAGAATACCGCTTTTTGGGCACTACTTGCTGCGTGCATTGTGTGTTCACATATAATCGTACCAAAAACACCGTTAAGGTGATTATCATCAGCATCTTCGAGGTCTTTTTTTCCACGTTGTGAAAAATTAGTTTTAAGTTGTTCTATACCAATATGGATACACCTTTGAGCATCACCACTCGTGTTAATACTCGCAGCAAGTAATTGTACCTGGACAACATTTTCTAGGGGTTTTGGTAAATGAAGTGTGAATTCTGTGTTATCTGAACCATGATCCAAGTTATCAAGAATGACGGTATGGTGTTCATATTCGAAATCGGGTAAAGTGGATTGACTAGTCACTAAAGCCATTTATATATACTGGAGATTTTACTTCATCTTATACCCCGCTTGTTCCTGAACAAGTTTTTGGCCGTTGCATACACCACCTTTACTATCGGAATAGTATGCATCACCCAAACATTCTTGAGTCGATGGGATATCGAAGAGCGAACCCGTATTGACGGTTTCGATTTCGACATCTTTACCCTGGTATCCGCTGGTACGGAACATTGTGAGGATATATAATACGACGATCACGACGACGATAGCTCTGATCGTATTTCTGTTGGTAGCGTTAAGTTTCATTTATATTGAAACAACATTTTTTATAAAGTGCGTTAAAGAGATTAGAATAGTTTCAATATAAAGAGTAATAGTAATGGACGGTGAGATTATTCTTGATCGTAAAAATACGAATGTCATGAAACTTGATGATAGTGAACAGGCCCTGATGAACGAAATTGAAATTGATGTTCCTCGACGTCAGCCTGTAAAAAAACAAATTTCTCAAATGAAAACACAATTTACAGCGCCACAACCCCAGGTTTTCCAGGAAGATATTGACTCGTTTGCTAACCCTAACAAACAAACACAACCATCTGTACCTCCACCAGAAGCACCTCTTGATTATCACGAATATGACGACGAACCCGAAATGGAGTATGGGGGTGGAGGGGGTGGATATATGATGGAAGAAGAGGAAGAAAAACCATCACCCGGTTTTAAGACGATAGATGAAGAGAAAGCGGATCTCGTCAATAAACTTGGTCGTTTGGAAAAAAAGGGATTTACTGTCAACAAGCGTTTGAATGCTTATTCCCCTATAGACGAACTTAGAAACGAAGTAAAACGAATAACGTATAGTATAGATGTAGACAAATCTGTTAAATTTGCAAGACGTATGCTTATCGCGTGTACGACAGGACTCGAGTTTATGAATAAGAAGTATAATCCATTCGAGATCCAACTCGAAGGGTGGTCGGAAAACGTTATGGAAAATGTCGACGATTACGATGAAGTTTTTGAAGAGTTATACGTCAAATATAGAACTAAAATGCACGTCGCCCCAGAAATCAAACTTATTATGATGCTTGGAGGCTCGGCTATGATGTTCCATTTGACGAATAGTATGTTCAAATCGGTCATGCCAAACATGAACGACGTGATTAAACAAAATCCAGGACTGGTTCAAAATATGATGTCCGCGGTTCAAAACACGGTTCCAAAATCACAACAACAAACATCTGATAACGGTGAACCACATGAAATGCAAGGTCCTGGGTTTGATATTTCCAGTCTCATGGGTAACATTATGATGCCACCAACACCACCCATGAACACGACGAGTATTCCAGCACAGGAACCAATTATCGTAGACGATGACGAAGATGATGATATTTCGGATATCGCCGAGGCACCAATATTAGGTGATGTTGAAGGGGGTGAAGGAGAATTGCGTGAAGTTAAAGTTACTCAGACCAAAGCTAAACGTGGTCGAAAGAAAAAAACAGTCGAAATTAATTTGTAAAATATAGTATATGATAGGTTATTGTCCATTAGACGAAGATCCTATTGAAAGACCGAAACCTTCACGAGAAGTATCAGTCCCAGTCCAGGAGAAACGTAAAAATTCTACTGGTAGAGGAGAAGATACGGAGTGTAATTATGTTGTTTTGTTCTTTATTGCGGGTGTTATCGCCTTAGCAATCATGGACACGCTCCCATCACGAAAGTAAGTAAACAAAACTTTCTACCATTCTGATATTTTCCAGAATGGTAAAAAAATTAATTGTTTTCGAGTGCGATAACGCGTGCTAATAGATTAGCGACTTGTGTTTCTAACGTCGAAACTTTCGTCTTTTCAGCTTGTAATTGTCTATCTACTTCCTGTAAAGCCGCAGTTGAAACTGCCCATATAGCATCTTTATTCAAATGGTGAAAATTACTTATTTGTTCACCCTTTATAAAAGCGTTTGTGACATTACTAAAATCACCTATATTTTCTATTGTTATAACATTACTTTCCGAAAACGAAAGTACATTACACTTTAAATCTTTATCCTTATCTGTAATAATGTTTATAACAGATGTATTTGATAAAGTTAAACCTTCAACCGTGGTATCTAAACGAAGTTCGAGTACGTTACTATCACTCGTAACACTTACATTTGAGTTTCTTAATATGTTTGGTATATCTCCTTCACCTACCGTAACCGCGTACGGTAATATATCGTACACTTGTTGCGCTATGAAACCGTATATATTACTTGTCCCTCTATCTTTTTCATCGATATAATTGTATATTTTGGGTTCGAGAAGACGAATTTTATCGAGTGCAGAACTATCGTTTATATCGGTTATATTCTTTTTTATTCGACGATCTGAAAATGCATTAAACTCTGCACACGCAATTCTTTGATTCGCGTATATACCATAAGGGAGACTTCCAGCTGCATTTCCACCGTGTGTATTATACGCGTAGTACGTAAAATTTAAGTAACTGTTATACGACCCATTAACTTCTAATTTGGCTCGTGTGAATGTACTTCCACCTATATTTACTTGACCCGAGCCTCTATAAATATTTGACCCCGACGTTGTCCAAGGACTCGAACCACCACC